AGCCGTATCCAGCGCCATTTAGAGTATGCCGCAGCTATCTGGCTCACCCAAGTCAAATTGGCTGGGATGAGCCCGACTGCTGTAGCTGAGAAAGCCGCTGGCCCCTGCTGTACCAAAATGACCGCTTCCGTGTGGTCGATAATGGTAGAATTGCGTCCCACCATCCGAGGAGGGGGAAGCCTGATAATAGCCCCCATCGAAGCGGGGGCACTCACTGTCTGAGCCGTTGGGCCCGTAGTACGAGAGCGCCTGCGCCGACGGGATCTCCGAGACGCCTGAGAGGGGGCCTTCCGCATAAGGTTGGCCAACGCCGTCTCTAGCTGTCCCATGGAAACTGTTTTCCTCTTTGGGGGCATGGTTGCTTTCTTTATTTGTTTTGTCAGGGACGTTCCTGACCTGACTGATATAAGCTTCAATCTTGGGCCAAGCAGGGCAAGATTCAAGCTCCATTCTAAGCTCGTTTACACTCTCCCTAGGATCGCTAAGAAACCTGTACAAAGTTCTAGCCCAGGAGGTCAAGTAGTAAGAGTTCAAACTTAGTTCATGAGAACAAAAGTTGACCACCTTCAGATCACCATCCCTATCAACCGGGCAGGCAGAGTATTCCTTACACGTATGTCCAAGAACATGGTATCTCTCTTTAGCATCAGGCAACCACCCCTCAACGGAGTCATCACCCATAGCTATAATCCAGGGGCTTCCTATGAGGTAGCCCATGAGACACCGAATCCTCGAATTAGTGGAAGACGTACAGTAGCTCCCAGACTTCATCAAGCCCGGAAGTTTCTGTTCGTATAACTCACCGTTTGAGAACTGAAATACTGAATTCATAAAGCAATAAAATCTAGCTATATACAATCTCTTCAAGCCCTCATGCATATCAAGGCAAAGATCAATCCTCATGCTCAAATCAGCCCACAGCTCCCAATCCTGAACAGACCAATCAAACCCCGAGATATCCGCTTCAGCGGCAGGATGAGACAAATGCTTAAAGCATAAGTCTCTCCACAAAGATTGAGCCTGGGAATCCAGGCTCAATCCCATCCCGGGTTTAGAAGGTATCCGATCCCAAGAAGAGATTTCCAACTCATTCTGGGGCCCAAATAACATCCGTTCAATCAGTTGATCTGGGAGGGAAACAGACGATATGAGCCTATATCTCCGCTCAGCTAATTTCTTGAGAG